AGATGGCACACGAAGTAGATCTAGATGAGTCTTCTTTCGATTTCCATCGTAGGAGATGTAGTCGAACTTATCGATCAACTGATTAGCTACCCATGATTTGCCAGAAGCAGGTGCACCAACGAGAAGATAGACTGTTGGAAGTTTGCTCACATCAATTTGTAGATTTTCTAAATCTTCTTTATACATTATATTCCACTTTATATTAGGATATTCACTTTTAAAGATATCGTATTTTTGTTTTTGAGCATCACTTAAAACACCTTTTATTTCTACAAAGGTGTCTGTACTAGGTATGTAAAAATCAGGCACATAGGTTTTACCGTTGCTTAAAGAAAAACTTGTTGCTTCATATTCAAATTCAATATTGTTTTTCTTAAGATATTCTGCATATACTTTTTCATAAGTTGATCTAACTCTGAATATCTTATCATTATAGACAACAATATGATTAATGCCTCTTTGATTTGTGCTTCTTTCTCCACTCAATATCTGCTCAACAGCAGTCTTAGACATTTTTTCTATAGTTTCACTCGAATGCTTCTTACCTATCCTATGCTCACTGCTTTTTCTAACTTGAACTTTAGCTGCTTTAATTCTATGTCTTACTGCATCTTGACTGATATTAAGCTCTTTACAGATATCATTGATAGATTTGCCAGATTCATACATCTTTTTAATTAAATCTAAATCATTTGCGTCTTTATTATTAGTATATCTAAATTCTGGCCCTTTATTAGATCTAACATTTCTGGCATCTTTTAAATCTCTTATAGGTATTGCGTGAAAGATAAGGGCTCGCTTTATAGTTCTTCTACCACCCTTCAATCCTAATATCTCAGATATATCTCTTAAAGAGAGTAATTCTTTGCAGTATTTATCTTCTAGCCATTGCTTATCGGCTAAATATTTGTTTTTAGGTTTTGAAGAGTACATAGTTCGCTTTACACCAAGTCTTTTTTTCTCTTTATCCATAGATATTGATCTTTGGATATTTTTATTTCTGACTTCTATATTTAACTTGTCTATATGATTTTTTATCGTGGAAGTAGAAACATTAAGCTCTTTAGCTATGTCACTCATTGATCTCTGATTATGTATATATTGCGTTCTTAACCATTCAGAGTCTTTATATTTCATTGAGTATTCCTTATTTGCACATAAAGATTATACCATAGAAATAAAAAGTGTACCATAGAATATAATAAAAAAGGGATGACGGACGTCATCCCTTAGTCAAACTTTATGAGTAAAATTAGTTATTTACCCATGTTCTTGAAGACACCATTGAATCTCGGGCAATAAATAAAGAGCGCGCCGTATAGTACAATCGCGAACTCGAGAGCGGTTGTCACGACCGCGAAATTCAGCTTGCTAAGTGGTGCCAACTGTTTAAACCTCATAGTCTCAGCACCCATGTCGAGCATGAATCCTTCACCAAGTCCAGGCTTCTTCTCACCAGCATCACGAGGAGCAGTTAGGCCAACTCGGAAGTTGCCAACGAACTCTTCTGATCCAGCAGCACCGCCAGCCTTGGTTCGGTATACTCGGAAATACTTAACTCCAGCTGGAGCAGCTGGGAAAGTAAGAAGAGCAGAACCGTCAGCAGAGATAGTAACAGGAGCAACGATAGAGGTTGGTGAAGACTCACCGAAGTCGTTAACCTGAGTAACCTTGTACCAGTAAGAACCAGCTTCTAGCTTACCAGTGGAAGCTCCACCGTCAGCAACTGAGAATGCTCCTGGTGCAGCTGGTGCATTGAGGTTAACTCCCTTAGCACGAGCTCGTGAGCGTGGTCTCAAGAAGAGGTTTGGCTTAAGATCCATAGCACCAGAAGTGGTTTGAACCTTAGAAACATCATAGCCAACAGTCTGGTTAGCAAGACCAGGTGCAGACCTGAACTGAGGATAGAACTGACGAACGAATGAGCTTACTACCTGAGGCTCAAGGTGAAGCTGATCAGGTGAACCGAAGTTCTCGAGTAGGATAACTGCGAGTTCTTCTACGTCGTCTTGAGTAAGAACGTTGCCTTCTAGATCACGAGCAATGGACTCGAATGATCCGTAGCCTTCGAAGTCGCCTGACTTCTGTTGAGCATCGTCATCACCACGGAGTAGCTGCTGTAGCAAGCCGTTCATGGAGATAGAGTCAGCAGGAAGGTCAGAGTTAGAACCAGTGAATAGACCAGCTGCACTAGCAAAGTGGCCATGTCCCCAGTACATCTCTCGCTCTACGTGCTTGAGAAGGTGCATAGTTCCTTCTTTAGCTTGCTGAGCTACGATGTCACCAACTGAGGTTCGAACTAGAGTCATCTGGTGAGACACCTTACGACGTGTACCAAAGAACACGATCCTTTGGCCATCACGGATGTAAGTGCTGTCTTCTTCCTGAGGAGCTCCACCTTCTCCGATGTATGGAGAAGCGTCAGAACCATAGCTGGTTAGACGGTTGTATTGCTCGAATAGGTTGTAAGCTTTGTCAACTGAGACAGCTGGCCAAAACTTGAGGTTCTTCATGTCGAAGGTTACTGACTTGAGTGTCGCTTCGAGTGACTCAGTCTGTAGCACTCCACCATGAGTTAGGTCGGTTGGACGACCAGAATAACCATATCCAGCAGTGATTGCCTTCTGAAGTGCTTGTACTTCTTCAGCACTGACCAAGCCCTGCTCGATGCCTTCTTGAATCTGATTAACTACTTCGTTAAACATTTGTTAAATTCTCCTTACCTAAGACCATACTTAGATGAAATTGAAACTAATTCGGCAGGACCAGCCAATTCCGCCCTGACAATGTCAGCACTATCAACGAAAGAACCTGACTTCTTTAGCTCAAGAAGCTTGTTAGCAACTTCAGCCTTAGAAAGAGGTTGAACTTCTTCATCTGCAGACTTCTTAAGAGGAGTCACATTCTTATAGGATGTGCTCTTAGCAGGTGCAGGTGTATCAGCCAACTCTTTAACGAGATCAAACAAACTGTTGATCTTTGTCTCGATTGGGCTAATTCGCTCATCAACATAAGACTTCATAAGAGTTTCGAGTTGTTCGCTAGAAGACTTCTTCATTGGCTCATCACCACAATCTGCCTTCTTGGCTTCGTCCTCGTCTTCTTCCTCTTCTTCGTCTTCTTCGTCTTCTTCCTCTTCTTCGTCTTCATCCTTTGCCATTGTGCCTTCAGGCATAGCATCGGCTTTCTTAGCTTCTTCCTCGTCTTCGTCTTCTTCTTTGTCTTCTTCTTTTCCTAGGGAACCGTTCTTCTTAGCTCCGTGAAGCTTAGAATCATCTTCTCCAAGAGAAATCTCAGAAGCAGAGAAGCGACTTGACTTTTTTAGCTCATCAAGCTCAGCGAGCGCCTCGTCGATGATTGCTACTAAACTTTTAGTCAATTGATCGCTCATTTCCGTCTCCTTAAGATTTAACTATTAAGATCCCATTCCTAGGAGGTGCTCATGACCGCGAACGCGAGCTAGTTCAGCAGTTGAATCTCCTGCTTCTACTACTACATCGTTAGCATAGCCAGCTAGTTCATGCATAAGCTCAAGAGCTTCTTTTTGATCCATGATAGCAGCTAGAGTATTTTCACCAGCAGCACCCTTGATCTTAAGTGATCCTGGAGCAGCAATACCAATACCGAGGAAAGGAGAAGCAGCATCGCTTACACCGCCCATAGGTGATTGAACACTCTTGTCTACATAAGATACTGTTAGAACGTCACCACCAGTCTTAGTGACTAATACTGAATCACCAGACTGAACTGCAGCTACACCGCGCTGCTTTAGGTTTCGCTCAACTTTTTCTAGAATAAAGCGCTTATTCGCCATTTCTGACTCCTTAAGTTGTGATGTCACATCAAAACACAATAATAAGAATATCAGGTTGGTCTAGTTAAACATCTGATAAGGCGGGATATTAGTATTGTATCATGCGATAGGGTTAATTCTTCAGCATGAGTTTAGCTAACTGATCAAAACCAAAGGACTTGCCGCATCTACGACATTTTGTTTGGTTTTTTCCGTGAACTTGCTCATCTCCGCAAGAGTAACAAGTAATGTACTTGAATCCTCGTCCAAGTGGCAAAGATTCAGTTTGAATAACTGAGCCACCAGTTCTATCAGTGGGCGCTGAAGCTCCACCATAACCAGCCACTAAAGCTTTAGTAAGCTCATCTATCTGATTGATCTTATCTACGATTCGATCTTTCAGCACTGACTGCACTAATTTGTTGACATCTAGATCTGCATCTACTTCTATACCTTGTGACTTAGCGAGATCTACTATCTGCTCAATCTTCTGTCGAACTGACTCTGCTGTAGCTTGTCTAGTAATCTGGCGAAAAGATGGGGCATCAGTCTGAACAAGATGCATAGCTTTCTTAATCAGTAGCATGTCAGCTTCATGATTAGTAGCACTCTTATCTAGATTTAATGGCTCTACTAGCGTATTCTGGTTAGCTGGCGTGAATGTTAGTGCTACCTTAGTGATCTTAGTGCGAGCGAGTAAGCGAGGATCAGTGACCCCTCTCATAATAACGCCACCTTCTACTGAGGCTTTCATCTTAAGTGGACAATCTTCTTTATGTATGTTCCTTAAAATTGCTGCAGCTGCTCGAGCATTCGGGTGATCTTCATCATCAAACAAATAACCACTAGCATAAATATATGGAGCTTTAACTTTATTCCAATAATATCTATGCCTTTCGTTCTCACAATCTTCTTCTTTTAAAATCTTTTTTGCTTCTGTAATTCGACCCAGAGTGTTATAAATTCCGGCACCATGATTATCGTTCCATAATCCTAAACCATTCTCTAAATGAGAAATATCAGCACCTTCTACACTTAGCAATTCACCTTGTGTATCACGAATTTCACTTCCTGCTAAGCAATCAAAATATAGCGGCTTTTTATTTGACATTATAAATACCTAAATTTATAGCCTTTACTACTCTTATATCGACCATTTAAACAATCTCTAACTTGCTCTCGACTTAATCCAAGACTTATAGCACATTGAGTCTTATTTATCCATATACCTATAATATTACCAGACAAAGAAACTTCAAAAGGCTTTGATCCATTAGATTCACAATTTTTAATAATTGAACTTACTGAATGAAAACGTCCATGCATTGGATTTCTATCTCCAGCTGCAGATTTTCTTTTTCGTTTTGTTTCAGATATCTTCTTTTTAGTTTCTTCTGAAAGACTTTTTCCTAACCAAAATTTTTTATTGTTTTTTGATACAGATTTTGAAATTTTCTCTTTAGTTTCAGCATTTAATATATGAGAGCAGCCACCAATTTGGCAATTATATCCATTCTTTACACTCTTATATAAAGCTATAAGGTTTTTCTCAACTCTATTCAACTCATCGATACTAGCCAAACTATGCACGAGAACTTTTATTTCAAAACAATTTATCCCATATTTATTAATAGCATGATGTATAGGTGTTTTGGGATTTTTAGAGCTTTTGATATGCTGTTTCCAGCGAACTTCAACTGTTTTTGAAGTTTGCCCAATATATACTTTTTTATTTATCTTATTTCTAATTAAATATACAATCATATTGTTATTTTACTAAATTAAAAACCCTACCAACAGCAAGTGTCAGTAGGGTTAAAGATGTTCTGGAGGGAACATATGCTAACAATATAGTAGCATATGAAGGAGGTTAATCTTCAAACTCTTTATACATATCTCCACTAGCATGCAGTTCAGCTAACTCCTCAAATACTTCATCCTTACGCAATTTCTCTAGTGCTGCTGATTCAGTCTGTTTCACTGTCTCAACAGATACGCTAGTTAAATGTGCTATCTCGATGTCCGATAACTGAGAATCAGATTCAGATTGAAGAAAGTTAAAGAAGCAGTAGTTGTTAACTTGGCTCGATATAGCCCATGGACAACCGGGCAGTTTAGCTTCTTCCTCTTCAGTCAACTCTCTATTAGCAAACCTTAAAGCCTTCAATCTCTGTACCGCTAGAGGGCAGAAGGTTTTAGGGCATTGCTTAAGTTTTCTGGGACATCGAGAGTCCATTTTCGATTGCGGTTTTTGCAAAATGCTCTTCCTCCCATAACGGCTGAGTATTTGAATAATGATAGAGAGACATGTCGTTAAAATCAGTAGACAGCGGAACGATATGATCGATATGCCAACCATTTACACCATAGTTTTCCCAAGTCATTCCTGGTTGGAACTTAGACTCAAGATACTTTCTATAATCATTGATTGAGCAGCCTAAAAATTTTACGATTGATGAGCTTTTTGATCCAAAAGATTTTTTTAAGCGGCTTTTAATATTTTCTCTTATTTTTGTAGGTAAATGCTCTTTTTTTCTTTTTAATTGGTACTGTATCTTCTTTTCTTTTCTATTGTTTTGAGAGCACGATGCGCAGAAATGATATCGTGATCCTTTAAGAGAAACAGAGCCACATTGACAAAAATTTTTAGCTAAGCGATTTTCTCGATACTTTAAATAATATCTTTCCTTACTTTTTATACGTCTATTTTCTTTTCTTGCGGGATCAGAAGCGATCCTGGCATTGCAAGCTCTCTTATCTCTTTTTCTTTTTAGGAGATAACATATATCACACAATTTTAATCTTTTATGCGATATATGCGATCCACAACTACACAACTCTGACTTAATATAAGAATTTATATTAGAGTCCATCTTAGACATTTTCAGTAGCTTCCTGGACAGGAGTTTCAGGGAGCTTCTTAACTTGCAGAACAGTTACCTGATGAGTGGTTCCATTAAACTGAGCTGAGAATGAGTCTCCAACCTTCTTGCCTAGAAGTGGTTGCTTAAGCTCTTCGATAAGAAGCTTAGAGTAGTCAAACTTAGATCGACTAATTGACTGGCCATTCTCAGCTACTGTAGTAATAGTAACCACTGAGTCTTCAGCTACTTCTTCTGACGATAGCAAGTTTCGTTCAGTGTCATCCTTAGATGAGTATTCCTCAAAGTCTTTGATCTGGAGTGCTTCTGAGTCAGATAATAGATCTGCTTCAGGGAAGGTGTTAGAAATGAAGTTCTGAACAGCGAGAAGACGATATTGTACTGATCTCTGCTTATCCGTTAGCTTAGATACATCTTCATTAATTGACCCAATGGCTTTACCAACTTGTTGAACCATAAGCTGACAAATTCTGATAGAAGCTTCTAAGTTAGCTAGCCTCTTATCTGCATCATTAGTCTTATCTCTACGTCTTACTTTCTCTTTAGTAGCCATATGTTTCTCCTTATTGTTTCAGCTTGAAACGTTCACAGACTAGTTTTACTAACTGAATCTCTTCTCTAGTTAAAGTATGAGCCTCTTCTCCAAATAGAGAAGACAGCTTATTATTCAGAAACTCTTTGATATCGAGTTCTAGTTCATCAAAGATCGGTCCTCGTTGCTTGATGATTCGCTTAGTGAGTATAGAGTTGATGGCATTGGCACGATTAAGTTTCTTCTGCTGCTCGGTTTCTGTTGCGGTGGAGGCTTGATAAGAAACTTCTTCGTCGCTAGGAACACTAGAGTGTGCTTGATCAACAGCATCTTCTGGCGCGCTGTTAAAGGTTGTTTGTTTGACAGCACCATCATCTGCAGTCTTGCTCTTTGACATGCTATCGAAATCCTGTAGTGTAACTTTTTTAAAGTTGAATCTTTCTGCAAGCTTCTCATACTCTCTATAGGCAGCCACGAACTGAACTCTAGTTAATGGCTCGTTGTTTGCTACACATCGTTGCCAGTGAGCTTCTTTATCTTTATCATAGAATAGGAAGTACTGAGCATTATTTTTATACTCAAACTCTAGTAGAGGCTCTAAATCATCTTCAGTTAGAAGTGGTTTTCGACCATATATGTGAGGCCAAACGAACTCGCCATAGATAGTGCGATCGAAAACTACATCTTCCCCATCATACTGCATATACAAATCAATTAGCTCATCTATATAAGATGGACCAACATAACCTGGTTTAAAGTATTTCTTATCTGGGGCAGACATATGAACTACCTTGTAGCCTTGCTCCTCATACATTTCGGCTACTGTCGATTTCCCCGAACGATCGACGCCCTCAATTAAAATGAAGCTCATATGCAT